ATTTCTAACTGGAAGCCATTAAGTTATGAAGCAAAAGCAGGTGCACCTACAAGTGATCCAGAAGATGGAACACTATGGTATAATACTACACTTGATGAAGTAGATATTATGGTACACGATGGTACTACATGGAGAGGCTATAACAAAGTATATAGTGATGCTGATCCTAAAGGCCCTATTGTTTCAGCAACTGAGCCTACACAACAGTCAGACGGAACTTCACTAGTAAATGGTGATCTTTGGATTGACTCAGGCAACACTGAAACTTATGGACAAAAGATTTACAAATACGATGGCTTAAATCTAGAATGGGCGGCTGTTGATGTAGCAGACCAAACTTCAGAAGATGGTATCTTATTTGCTGATGCACGTTATGGTGAAACAGGTGTAACTGGTGACACTAAAGCAGACATTGAAGATATGCTTGTAAGTGATTACTTAGATCCAGATGCTCCAGATCCAGCATTATATCCAAGAGGTATGTTGCTATGGAACACTAGACGTTCAGGAAACAATGTTAAAATCTTTAGAACTACACACATTGATATTAACGAAAACTCAGGTAAGAACAAGAGATTCCAAGGTACTGGCGCTGTTTACGATGGCGGATCAGACGAGGCAATGGCTTCTTACAAAGTTAATAGATGGGTTGGTTGGAATACAACTGCTGAAGATGGTTCAGGATTGTTTGGTCGTAAAGCACAACGTAAAACAGTTGTTGCGGCACTAAAATCACAAATTGATACCAACGACGATCTAAGAGATGAAGAAACAAGAGCATACACATTGTTAGCGGCTCCTGGTTATCCAGAACTAACAAGCAACCTTGTAAATCTAAACATTGACAGAGGAATTACTGGCTTTGTTGTAGCAGATACTCCATTTAGATTATCAGCAAGTGCAACTACGTTACAAAATTATGGTAACAACACAGGTAATGCACTAGCAGATGGTGAAGATGGATTTGTAACATATGATGAGTATATGGCAACATTTTATCCATCAGGATTTACAACAGACTTAACTGGTAACAACATTGTTGTTCCACCAAGTCACATGATGCTTAAAACTATTGCACTGAGCGATCAGGTATCGTTCCCATGGTTTGCACCAGCAGGTACAAGACGTGGTGGTATTAGCAACGCTTCAAGTGTTGGTTATATTAATGATGAAGGTGAATTTACACCAGTATCATTAAACGACGGTACAAGAGATACAATGCAAGGTGCTAAGATTAACCCAATCACATTCATTACTGGAAGTGGATTGGTTAACTTTGGACAAGTTACAAGAGCAAGAAACGCAAGTGCATTAGATAGAATTAACGTAGCACGTTTAACAGCGTACCTAAGACGTCAATTAAATCTACTTGCTAAACCGTTCTTGTTTGAACCAAACGATAAGATTACACGTGATGAGATCAAACAAGCGGCAGAAAGTTTATTGCTTGAGTTAGTAGGTCAAAGAGCACTATACGACTTCCTAGTTGTATGTGATGAAACTAACAACACACCAAGCAGAATTGATAGAAATGAACTTTACTTAGACATTGCTATTGAACCTGTCAAGGCTGTTGAATTTATCTACATACCATTACGCTTAAAGAACACAGGCGAAATAGCAACTTTGGGGGCTCAATAATGAAGATAAATAAAACTGTAAAAGGAGCAAGATAATGGCAATTTCAAGTTTAAGTAGATTTACAGTTCCATTAGCAAGTGACCAGTCAGCATCCACCCAAGGTTTGTTGATGCCAAAACTAAAGTATCGCTTTAGAGTATCACTTGAAAATTTTGGTGCTGGAAGTCCAAGTGTAGAATTAACAAAGCAGGTTATTGATGTAACAAGACCTAATGTAAACTTTGAATCTGTAGCAATTGATGTCTACAACTCAAAAGTTTACTATGCAGGTAAACATACATGGCAACCAATCACAATCACTCTAAGAGATGATGTGAACAACTCAGTTAACAAACTGTGCGGTGAGCAACTTCAGAAGCAATTTGACTTCTTCGAACAGTCAAGTGCGGCATCTGGTGTTGATTACAAGTTCAAAGGTAGAATCGAAATACTTGATGGTGGTAATGGCGCTAATGCTCCTAGCGTACTTGAAACTTTCGAGTTAGTAGGTTGCTTTGTTCAAGATATTAACTACAACCAGTTATCATACAGTGATTCAAATCCAGTTGATATTCAACTACAAATCCAATATGATAATGCTATTCAAACTAATGGTGCAGGTCAACCAAGCGGCTTAGGCGGCGCAATTGGCAGAACAATTAGAACGTTAGCAACAGGTTAATAAAAACTTTTAAAATTTAAGGTCGGAGACGTAAAAATCTCCGGCCTTTTTTTACGACTAAATAATAGTATGGCAAAGTTAACAAAGTTTTTAGGAAACGTATTCAACGGTATATTCGGAAGTGAAGGCGACATGCGTGATTATCAACACGCGGCTCGTTTGTTTACTGATGACTACATGCGTCTTGCACCTAAGGTTGGATTTTTATATCATGTAACATTTAATATTAATAATATTGCGTTACGATCACCAGATGCTAGTTTTAACAGAGCAAGTCCACAAATTGAATGCGGTATGCTAGTTAAGGATGTGAAATTACCTGGAATACAAGTACAAACAGATACAAAAAATCAATACGGTAAAAAAACAAATTACCAAACAGCAGTAACATACGCACCTGTTACAATTAATTTTCACGATGACAATGACGGACTAACCAATGCGTTCTGGCAACAATATTTTAAAGCAAACTACAACGATAGTTTATATTGGCAGGAACTTTATAAGCAAACACCTTATCAAGGATCAGAGCAATATGTTAAGTTTGGTTTAAACAGTGATAGAAATAAAAACTTCTTTCAAAATGAAGGTGTTAGCATATATCAATTAGCACGTCATAGATTTTTTGAATTTACACTGATTAATCCTATGATACAAAGTTGGGATCCGCCAAGCATGAGTGCAGGTGACAGTGCTCCAAGAGAAAATCAAATGACTGTTATCTATGAAGGTGTAAAATATGCAACAGGTAGAGTTACTACTGACAATCCTACAGGATTTGCAACACTGCACTACGATAGAACTCCATCACCGTTAAGTGTAATGGGAGGAGGAACAGCAGGATTTTTTGGAGCAAATGGTGTACTTGCAGGAGGTTTAGATGTATTCGGAGATGTTGCAAGTGGTGATGCTTTTGCAAATCCATTTGCATTTATTGGTACTGCAATTAAAGCCAAGAACACAATTGATAATGCAAAACAGTTAACCAAAGAAGGTGTACGTAACGAAGTTCAAAGCATTACAGAACAAAGTTTAATAAGAAGTGCTAGACAAACAATTGATCAAAAAGGTGCTGACAAGTTTGATGCGGCAAAACGTACTAAGGCAGAAGCCGGTAATCCATCCGGAACTGCATCTGGTCAATTAGAAAACAATCAACAAGGTAATGGAAACAGTGTCGATGCAAATCAAACACCAGCAGGATAAAAAATGAGTACAAATGTATACACAACAGTAGGTGAATCAGCAAATAATAGTTCCGACAAAACTCTAGATTTTTTTAATAGTTTTAATAAACAAGAAATAAATTTAAAGTCTAGTGATGTAACTGCGTTTGTTGATCTATTAACAAGAAAAGGTATGGCACCTGAAACTGCAAAACAATCAACTAATATTATTTTAAAGCAGTGTAACATTGATGAAATTGATCCGATGACAATTTATGAGGAACTTAGACAAACTTCAAACATGCAATTAACAGATACACTTGGAGAAATTTTAAATATCAATAGGCCAAAGTCAAGCACGTTAGGAACTGCAAAAGAAAAAGTTGACAACAGTGCTAAAAGAAATATCATCGATGGGGCATAAACATGGCTATGAAATTTGCCCAAGGCAGATACGATCTTAAAAATCCAGACAAATATATAGGAACAAAAACACCTATGTATAGAAGCAGTTGGGAATGGCACTTTATGAAATTGTGTGACGAACATCCTGCTATTGCTAAATGGGCCAGTGAGTCAATTAAAATTCCTTATAGAGATCCACTTACAGGAAAATATACAATTTATGTTCCAGATTTTTTTATTGTGTACAGTAATAAAAAAGGAAAAACAAAAGCAGAAATAATTGAAATTAAACCCCAGAATCAAACTGTAAGAGAAAATGTTGGTAAGAATACATATAATCAAGCACAGTTTATAAAAAACAAAGCAAAATGGGAAGCGGCAAATGCTTATGCTAAACAGCATGGTATATTTTTTAGGATTGTAACAGAAAAAGATTTGTTCCATCAAGGGAAAAGATAAGTACTATTATGACGAAGAAATTAGAAGAATTACTTGATCTTCCAGAAGTTAAAGAAACTATGGAACAAGTAGAAGAACCAAAACAAGAAGTAGTTGATACTCCAAAACAAGCCAAGCAGATGGAAAGAAGCATTGCAGAGTTTGATAAAATATCAGCGGCGTTGCCTATGGTAAAAGGACTTGGAGAATTAGCAGATAAAGAATTAGACGAACTTGCAGATAAAGCAAAAGCAACGTACGAAGATCTAATGGATTTGGGTATGAACGTAGAAAGCCGTTATGCAGGCCGTGTTTTTGAAGTTGCTGTAGGCAGTCTTAAAAATGCTATCGATGCTAAGAGTGCTAAACTTGATAAGAAGTTAAAAATGGTTGAATTGCAACTTAAAAAGCAACAAATAGACCAAAGAGCAGGTGATACTGCAAATACAGTGGATAGTGAGGGTGTAATCATCGATCGCAACTCACTCATTCAAGAGATTTTAAACAAGAAAGAAGATAAATAACTATACATATTAGGAGTAACCATGGATTTTAAAAAGTATCTAGCAGAAGCGAATAAACAATACGATTTTGTCATTAAAGTAGCGGGCGAACTACCTGAAGGCTTTGAAGATAAGATGGAAACTGCTTTGAAAAAATATGAAATTGCAAATCTTACAGCAGGTAAGAAAACTCCTATTCAGAGTGTACCATTAGACTTTCCACAAATGACTCATACAGAAGTAACTGTGTTTGAAACTACTCTAAATTATCCAACTACACAGGATCAATTAAGACACTACATTGCAAACTTTACAAACGTAAGCGTAGAAAATATTAGAGTGCGTAGACCTGGTGAGCCATATGAAGAATATCAAAAAGAGTCAGATGATACTACATATGAATCAAAATTAATGGACGGTGAATACAAATATGATGGTCCAGATGTTAACAAAGACGACTTAGTTGTTACAGAAAAAGGTAAAGAAACATTTTTGCAAAGTCTTGCTAAAGAAGCAAAAGACAGACAAGCAGGGGAATAATTATGGCTACACGTGAAATGATTGATGTAATGAAAAAATTAAAAGACTTAGGTTATTACGATCAAGTCGATGAAGGTAAAAAAGCAAAACCTGATTACATTGACATTGACGGTGACGGCAACAAAAAAGAGCCAATGAAGAAAGCCGTGAAAGATAAAGAAAAGAAAAAGACTAACGAAGCCAAAGCATGTAATTGCAATGAAGATTGTGCATGTGGCGGTAACTGTGGTCCTAATTGTAATTGTGGACCAGACTGCGGTAAGTCAGTTAAAGAATCTGTAAACGAAGCAATTACTATTACTGCTGACTCACCAGATGATTTACCTGCACTACAAAGAATTATGAAACTTGCTGGTATGGAACCAGTAGGTCAAGACATGATGCCACAAGGCGACACACCAGACATGACTATGAAAGGTGATGACAATATTAATGGCAACTGTGGTTGTGAAGACGAAGCCGAAGGTTATGCAAATGAGCCTGATGCACAATACAGCACAACAAATGACATCACAAGACTAGCAGGACTAAATGGTTTAAATGGTTCTAAGAATCCTAAAGACCTAAGAGTAAAAGATCCTGCATACCATGAAGACGAGCAAACCGAAGAAGGTTATGCTAATTCAATGGGCAAAGAAAAAGAAGAAGAAACATATTCCGTAGACAGTTTAGAAAAACAATACGGTAAAACAGAAATCAAAAAACTACCTCGTAAGTTTTCTATGCGAGGCGATAATCCACTCGAGGATATCGAAGAGGCACTACGCCAAGACTACATTACATTTGTTAACGAAAGTACAGATGTAAAAAAAAAGACTAACCACTCACAAATAAACGAAGGCTTTTTCCTCCCAGCACTTGTATGGGCATTTAGAATTGGTTCTGCGGCCGCATCCATATATGGAACCTATGCCATGATTAATAAATTAATAAAAATTTATGAAGATGGAAACGGTGATTGGTCTGTTTATATCCAAGCACTTCCTTGGACAGAAGAAACTTCGTCAGCAGAGTGTGGAGCATATTACAATGAAAATGGTTATATGAAACCAGGATGGTGTAACCTAACTAGTGACAGTGGTTCCGGGCCTG